CACACTACGTAAATTCTCACATTCAATTATTGCATTTTCAAATGCACTTTGAAAAGCCCAATCTAATTCTTTTACTAAATTACCTAATCCAGAGTATTGCTCTTTAATATCTTTTGTTGCTGCTAATAGTATTTTATCAGCTTCTGCTTCTGACCCTAACAACTGTATAAGAGTTGGTCGTAAACTATTTATACGCTCCAATTCTCTATTCATCTTAACAGTACTATCTGTATACTGATCTATCAAATCCTTAGCAGATTGTATCTTAGTTTGACCTTCCATTAAATCATATAATTGTCTATATTTCTCATATAGTTTTTCTATACTACCACTCATTATTAGTGCTGTATCACCAAAGACAATGGCATTATCACTTGCATTAAGTAAGCTTGCTGAAATTATTTTTAGTTCACTACCTAACATATTATTGGCAATGGCAAAGTCTATTATTCTCTTTGTAGCATCATCGAACGCTGGATTCATCTTAAGCATTTCATTATTTACTTCTCTAATTTCCTTCTGTATTGGGGATAAATCAAGTCCTGATTCACTTAGCTTTAATAATGATGGTCTTATGAATTTCTTAGCTACTTCTTCATAAGGTATTCCGTGTTCCATAAAAGTTACTGCCTTAGACATAATTTTATCATACTCAAGTTCAAAAGGAGTCATAGACAATGCTTTGACTTCTTCATTAAACTGAGCTATTATTCTGCCTGTGGTTTCTTCATATATCTTTGACCTACTTAAGTTGTACCAACGATCTAATTCTTCTTTGTTCTTTATATATTTGGCAAATTCCTTATACTCCTGATCAAGTAGCCAAATCTGATAATCATAATTGGACATTATTAGCTGGTTGTAAGCATTGTAAAACTGCTGAATCATTTGTTCACGTTTTCTAAGCTCGGCCTCATCTATCTCTACTTCTGGTGGTTCTTTGGTTTCTATTTCTTCTAAACCACCCTTGATTATTTTTACTGAATCTTCAAGTTTGTTTATTCTATCAATGTATTTGTTTATCTCAGCTTCATAAGCTTCTAATTGCTTTTGTAATCCAAGCTTTTGTGCTTGTTGCCTTACCAAACCACCACGAATTCCTAATAAACCACCAAACAATATTTCCTTTTCATTTACCTCAGCTAAACCTTCTAATGCCTTTAATGTTTCCCTTCTCTTTGCATATAGCTCCTGTAAATCATCTCTAAGTTGTGTTTCTGATTTGCTATAAAATTCGACTTCCTTTAGTATCTTACGAATTATATCATTGCTTGTTTCAAATGACAAAAGAAGTGAGGAAAGCCAACCTGTCATCTTTCCTAAAGCAGCACCTAACGTTGCTCCACCAGCAGCACCTGCTGGGCCACCTACCAAGCCTATTAACCCACCAATTCCAGCACCTAATATTGATCCAACATTACCACCAATATTAGCCACTTTTAGTGATATAAATGCTGAGATTATAGTATCTATATGTTGCTTTATGAATTTAGCTGCTTTGGCAAGATAGTTTACCAATAAAGTAAGTGCACTACCTATTGTTTCGGCCCAAGCTTGTAATTTAACTTTGCCTTCTGCTGATTCAAAATATCTTACCAAATCTTCAATCTGGTTCTTTAATGCTTGAAACGGCCCTGATTCCATAACTGTTCTTTTAAATTCCCACAAAGATAGTGTTAGTCTAAATGTCAAACCTTCCCAAGTATCACGTGTACGATTGGCTAAATCTCCAAATCGTTTTTTCATATCTTCTATAATAACTCGTACTACTTCTTGTACACTTACTCCACGTTCTTTAAATGCTTTAGCTAAATTACCCATATCTTTAGTAGTAAGTTGAAATGTCTCACGTAATACTTTTCTGGCATTATAACCAGCATCAGCTAACTGGTTCAATTCTTCTGAGCTAACATAACCTTTAGCTACAATCTGACCTAAAGCCATAGCAAATTGTCTAACACCAGTACCACGAACACCACCTAATACTTTAGCTGCTGCTAAAATTGCTGTCATGCTTTCCACAGTTGGATCAATACCATAAGCCTTAAACTTAACAAAAGCTTCTGTAACATCTTCAACTGGTGTTATAGTGTTTCTTGCTACTTTTATTATGTTATCAAATGTTTCTTCACCTTTACCAGTCAACACATCTAACTTAACAGTAGCCATTTCCACACCAGAGGCTACATCTAAAAAGCTTTTTGCAAATTTATATGTGCCAAAAGATATAAGTAATCCTTTAATGGAAAATAATGACTGAGACAACTTGTTTAATGGTGCTTGTATAGTTGAAGACGCTTTACTTATTGTTTTATTTATATTATCAAATGTTTTAACCCATTGCTTTTCTACTTTAGGCAATGTTTGACCAGTAGATCCTTCATATTTTTTAAGCAATTGCTCAGCATTTTTGACAGCTCTTTGTAATCTACTAACATCTGCACCTATAAATGCTATCAATGCACCTAACGCTTGCTCAGCCATTATTTTCCTCCTTTCCAGCCAAAGCATATAGAATGGCTTTCATTTCATCTATGCTTTGACTCTTGGGTGCTCTTTTTTCTGAAAATAGTTTAGATAGTGAAACGTCTTCTATTGCTATTGGTTGATCACCACGTTTTTTAACACCCATTACATCAGCCATCATTTTCCTCGTAAAGCTAAATTGCATATCATTTATCTGAAATCCCCATGGTTCCAGCTTATAAAAAGCTTGCCATTCTGCAAACTGCTCTGGTGTAAGCATATTAAGCAGGAAGTCAGGGTGTGGATAACCTAAAGCTAAGGCTAACCTAAAGGCAAACCGTCTTCCTGCTCCGTATGTAAGTTTTTTTCCAATCTTTCTTTTTCAGTTTCAGATATTTCATTCAATTCCGATGCCTTCTGAAATAGCTCATCAACGACTTCTCGGTCTAAAGCACCAAGCTTAATATATTCATCATCTTTGAAAAGTCTGTTGCCCTTTTCATCACACAGAGTATATACTAAGAATTTAAGCTTGACACCCTTTAGATTTTGACGTATTTTAGTATTACCATTCTCATCTTCAACCAATTCTATTATTTCATTGTTATAGTTATCAAAATCCAAAGCACTCATCTTTTTCATGTACACATAAGCATTTAAGGACTCACAAAACACCTTCTTAACAACTGGCTTAGGAAGTTTTAGAAAGTCCTCCTTACTAAATACTTTCTCACTCATACACATTCCTCCTTAACTATTAAGCAGCCTGTTCAAATGTTACAGAACCACTTATCTGTATTGTTACATCACAAGTAATTTTGTCATCAGGTGGTATAGTTAGTGGTATTTCAGTTACCAATCCTTGGAAAGTAAATGTAGAACCATGTGAACCACCAGAAGGTTTATCTGGTAATTCTATTTGTATATAATATGGACTATCACTATCAAAACTGTTTTTTAATGTATTATATCCAGCACTATCAAACATCAATGTAAATGTTAATGTTCCTGGATTTTTAAGTCCAGTAATGAAAGTGCGATATCCACCTGTGGTATCAAGTGCAGTAGTATCAATAGTATCTTTTGACATTCCAGGGCCAGTAATGTTTGTTATATTAGCAATAGGATTAACAGTATTCCAGTTAGTTGGTTGAGTGGCACTCATTTTTAATTTTGTTCCAACACCTGCTTTAATCGCCAATTTTTATCACTCCTTTTCCTTAATTTGCAACTGCTAAGTTAACTGTTCCAACTATTTGAACAGTTACATCACAGGTTATCTTGTCATCTGGCGGGATTGTTAACGGTATTTCAGTTACTAATCCATCAAAAGTAAGCTGTGTTCCATGTCCATCTGCTGTAACTTTATCTGGTAATGTAATTCTGAATATTTGTGGTAAGTCATTGTCATAAAAATCTTTAAGAGCATCATAACCATCTGCTGTAAACATCATTGTTAAGGTTAGTGTACCAGCATTCTTAAATCCAGTAATGAACGTTCGATACCCACCGATGGTATCCAAAGCTGTGGTATCTATGGTATCTTTAGTCATGCTTGGGCCTGTAATGTTCGTTATGTGGGCTAAAGATACATATTTCTCTAACGGTGTTTTGGTAATGTCAAACATTGCCTTTGATCCATCACCTATTGCCGTTGCTGTTATTAGATTGTTAGCTGGAGTGCTATTACCAATAGCTGTAATTATTTCAGTTATTGTTGAGGTTGAGTAAGTACCATGTGCTAAAACATAAGTAACTGTGATGTCGTTAGAGTTAACAGTTACAGTTATGTTTGTTGCTGTATCACTTCCTGTTGCCTTAAACGTTATACTTTCATTACTGGCATTCTTTGCCTCTAATCTAATTCCATATAAACCATTTGGATCAAGTATTTCAGCAAATGGTTTTTTAGTAGAATCATAATACTGAAACTTGGTACCAACTCCTGCTTTTACTGCCATATTTATTCCTCCCTCCTAATCATATTAAATGTAGCTACAAACCTTGCTCTGTTCTTTTCGTCCCAGTCTAATAGTGCTGGTTCTTGTGAACAAGCTATTAATAAGTATTCTGTATCGTTTATTTTTTCATTTCCTATGTTATGAAGAACTGACTTTATAGAATTGATTAATTCCCAGCCATCTTTATAACTTGTATTTCTAACTCTTATTTGCACTGACGGATAGGCTACTTTGAAATTTTTATCATAGTTTACATCTGGTGGTGCTCCTGGAGTGTCAAATATTGTTACACAGTTGTCTGGTTGGTCTGGTTCTCTACCCACAAACAGATTGGAAGCAAAGGCTAAGCCAGATATTTTTTGTGCTAACACTGTTGCTACATCGTAGCTTGGTATGTTCATTTTATTCTGGCCTCCTCCTGTATAACTGCAATTATCTTATCTGCGTTACGCTTAATTGCAGCTTCCAAAAACTTAGCCCCAGCACCTGGTCTTTTGAAATGAGCACCAACCATTTCATGTACATACCATGCATAGTATGCTGAAAAGCCTAATACAACTGCTGGTTTCCTTAACTTAGCTATTTCAGAACCGTAATAAGCTAAAACAGCTTTATGTCTTTTAGCTAATTTTGCTGCTGATACTTTAATGTTACCCTTTTTGCCACTACTTGATTCGTAATACTTATCGACAAATGTAGGATTTGCTCCTACTTCAACTTTACCTTTACTGGTTACTGTAAATACACTGTTTCTAAGATTACCAGTATCAACTGGAATAAGAGGAGATGTCTTTTCCATATCCTCAAGTACAATTCTTGCTCCACGAACTAGCCCTTTAAGAGTAGGTTCTCCTTGAATTTCTTTGATCCTATCGTTTAGATTCTTAACTACTTCATCAAGTCCAGTTACATATTTATTAGCCATAGTTATTCCTCACAAGTAGGCTACTATAACAAACTTGTCAGTAGCTCTAAACAATGGAGATTTCTCTACCCTTTGGATCATATATGCTCCATTTACGGTTCGAGGATTAACATAACCAGCAGCATCTAAGGTAAGATTTTGCAGAGAGCCTAAATACAAATATCCACCAGTCTTGACATCAGTAGGAGTTAGTACCTGTGCTCTGCATACAATTTGCTCACCATTGTCTGACATAATTTCCTTACTGACATCATCCCATCTACACTTAATCTCTATTGGTTTGGCATAAGTATATCCACCGTAACCGTCTGGTACTGGTGAACCCCAATAAACTGCGGTTTGTACACAGACGTAACTGATGAACTTAATTATAGGGTCAGTCATTTGGAACAGCCCTTATTGCTGCCTTCCTTAATCCTAAGGAAGCCAGTCTGCCAGTATAGTCAAGCACTTTTACCTGCTGACCATATAAAGTGGCGTCCAAACCAAATCCAGTTTCACCTTGAAAGGTTATACTAGCTGGGCCTGCTTCTGCTGATTGTGGTTGTCTTTCTCTAGTACAGGCTATGAAGTGTGCAGTAAGCCAGCGTTTAATTTCATCAGACAAAGATGTTGGTATGTCAGTTAATATACTGTCTACCAACGCAGAAGCACTATCTATGTATGATGTAATTATCTCATCAGTTAATTCTGTTTCAATTATTTGTTTTACTTGAGTTGCTGTTATCATATGCACTCACCTTCTTTGCTAGGTGGAGTGGAGTTACCACTCCACCATAGCGGTTGAACCACATGGTACTTACCTACTAAAGCTTAACTCGGACTATTCCACACTTACCTTCCTGATCGGCACGAATCTGTGGCACCTGTATAGTCATTACTTTATACTTCGTTACCATATTGCCTTCAGTTGACCATTCAACATTCTGCAAGCCCATGCCACGCACTACTCGCACAACATCAGAGGTCATCTGGACAAGCAATACAGTATCAGCAGGCATAAAGTCTATTACCTTAATGTTCCTTATGCCAGAGATAGCCATAAGCCTATCCCTAATGGTGATTACTTTACCACCAGAAACCTGATAATCCTCATCAAGTATGGTCTCATATGCAGGA